TGGGCCCAGCGCGGCTATGTCTATGAAGCACCACGCCTCATGGAGTGCAGCATCGTCGGTACCCCGATGCACCCCGACGCGATCGCGCAGCGGTCCACCGACGACGCCGAGGCCCCCGCCCCGGCCGATGTGTCCGCAGAGACCCCCGCGCCCGTCATTGAGGCAGAGGCCGCGCCGGCCGCCGACGCCGACGCCGACGCGCTGGCCCTGATCGAGCGGGCCCTCGCCTCTCTCTTCCCCGTCTCCACCGCTTCCGTCTGACCCTCTCTCCCGCGCCGGGCGGCCCTCCCGGTCATCCACCCAAAGGAGGCCACGATGGCCCAAGAGTCCGCGAACGTCCAGGCCAAGGTGCAGGAGCTCGTCAACGAGTCCTTTGCCTCGGTCAAGCGCGACACCGAGCGCAGCCTCGGCGACCTGCGCACCGAGATCGCCAACCGCAGCGCCGACGTGGCGAAGCTCGACGCCGAGGTGGCCAAGCTCAAGGCTGCCGAGATCGTCGGCGGGCGCACTGTCAACGACGGCCCCGAGAGCGAGATCCGGCGCACCTTCGGCCGCGATGAGGATCTGCTCCTCCTCCCGACCCGTCGCACCTACACCATCGGCCGCCAGACCTACACCGAGTCGGTGAACGGCCTGCTGACCAGCCAGAAGACCTACGGCGAGGCGCACGCCGAGGTCAAGGATCTGTGGGACGCGATCATGATCCGTCTCGCACTCAAGGGTGTCTCCTTCGAGCGCGCCTCGGGCGGCGAGATCCTGCGCGCCGTTCAGGAGCACGCCGGTGACTTCCTCGCCCGCATCGGCGACCGCCTGAAGCGCATGGGCCTTGTCTCCGACCCGGCCAAGCTGATCGAGCGCACCTTCGGTGTTGCGTCCGGCAGTGGCGCCGACTTCATCCCCTCCGAGGTGATGTCCCCCGAGCTCGTCCGCATCGCCAGCGCGGCGATCATGGACAGCCCGCTCAACCTCTTCGTGCAGAAGACGCTGAGCGCGCGCAACAACAAGAACCCGCTCCTGTCGGGCCGCCCCCGCCCCTACATCCAGGGCGAGGCCGTCGACGGCGATGCCGCGGCGTTCCTGCGGACCTCGATGGCGACCGGCACGTTCGAGTACAACGTCCGCAACCTCGCCGCCGCGATCCAGTACGACCGCAACGCCGACGCTGACAGCATCCTCGAGTACCTGCCCCTCCTGCGGATGACCCAGGCTGAGGCGATGCCCCTCGCGCTCTTCGATGCCGTGCTCAACGGCGACCGCACCGCGACGCACCAAGACAGCCTCGCCGCGTGGTCCCCCGAGGGCGTCTTCGGCCTCACCGCCCCGACCGGCGGCAGCGGCGTGGGCGGCAGCCTCGACCACCGCCGCCTGTTCTCCGGCCTCCGCTACCGCGCGCTGACCATCGGCACCCGCGCGAAGCTGGACCTGTCCTCGTCCTTCACGCTGGCCAAGTTCCAGCAGATGCGCGGCAAGTTCAGCGGCGGCGTCGGGCTCAACAACGAGCGCGTGGCCCTCTTCGCCTCGTTCTCGGACATCCTGCAGCACATCAGCACGGACTCCAGCGTCATCACCGTCGAGAAGTACGGCCCGCTCGCGACCGTCGCCGCCCCGGACGATGAAGACGACGACCTCGCCGAAGACGAGGACTTGGCCGGCGAAGACGCCGACCTCGCCGCGTCGCTCTCCGATGCCGCCGACGTGCTGACCAACCCCGACGCGACCGACGCCGAGCGCGCCGAGGCTATCGCCGCCCTGACCGCCGCCGCCGAGGCCCTCGCGGCCCGGGGCGACGGGTGAAGGTCGACCGCGACATCGCCGGGATCGACCGCAAGCCGACCGCGGGGATGGCCAGCAACGCCCGCCTCGGGCTGCGCCTGCGCGAAGAGCACGGCCGGGGTGGGACCGCCAAGGGCGTCGCGCGCGCCCGGGACATCGCCAACCGCGCGAACCTGTCTGACCGAACCATCCTGCGGATGCACAGTTTCTTCGCCCGGCACGGCGCGCAACAGACCGCCGCGGGCTGGGAAGACCGCTCCGACCCGTCCGCGCAGTGGATCGCTTGGCTGCTCTGGGGCGGCGACGCCGGCCGGCGCTGGGCGCGCGTGCGCAGGGACGCGATCATGGCCGCGCGCAAGCCGAAGCGCCGCGCAGCCCGCCGCGCCCCGGTCACCCGCGCCGCCGGCAAGCCCCCGCGCCTGACGGTCGCCCGGTCGCGCCGCTTGGTCGGCAAGGCTCGCCGCACCCAAGAGCGCGCCGTGCTCCGCGCATGGTCCGGGGCGCTCCGTGCCCAGCGCGACCGCATCATCGCCCGGCTCGGGGCGATTGACGCAGCCCGGGGTGTACGCGCCGGCCTATTGACGCCTACCGGGACCGCCCCGGTGCGCCGGGTGCTGATCGCCGATGACGTCGCCGCGCTGTTCAGCGTCGCAGCCGAGACGCTGACCATCGCCGAGGCCGTGACCAACGTCATCGGCGCCACGGTTCAGGTTGGCTGGGGGCTCTTCAAGGCTTGGCTGACCGCACCGGACGGCCGCGGCATCGCTTGGGAGCCGACCCTGACACCCGCGCCCGGCCTGTTGGCTGAGCAGGTCACCCGCGTCAACGAAACCACGAAGCGGCAGATCGAGGCCGAAGTCATCGCCGGCATCACCGCCGGCGAGTCCATCGGCGACATCCAAGAGCGCGTGCGGTCGTCGCAGGCGTTCAGCGCCGCGCGGGCCCTGACCATCGCCCGCACCGAAACCAACCGCGCCCTGCAGGCCGGGACAGACTTGGCCTACGGGCAGGCAGCCAACATCGGCGTCGACTTCGAGGTCGAATGGGTACGCGCGCCGCTCCCCGTCGAACCCGACCGCTCCCATCGCCGCTGCCACGGCCAAAGAGTTGCACCCGGTGGCATGTTCGTGATACCGTCCGGCCAAGACGTAGGGGCCACCGCTCCGCACCCGGGCGGCTTCGGCATCGCCCGCCAAGACATCAACTGCCGGTGCGCAACCCGGCCCGTCTTCAAGGACTGACCCATGCTCTGCGCCCCGGTCATCGCCCGCCCCGCCGACGTGCGCCGCGCCTTCGTGGAGCGCCGCGCGGCCGGTGGCCTGCAGCCCGGCGAGATCGAGCCGGCGCCCCTGTTCCGGTCGGTCATGCTGCGCGCCCTGCCGATGGACGGCGAGAAGCCCGCCGCCGAGGGCGAGCCCCCGCGCTACCGCTTCGTGATGTCGATGTCGACGCCCGACGAGGCCCACGACATCGTCATGCAGGACTGGGACTTGACCCGGTTCAGCCAAAACCCCGTCGCCTTCTTCAACCACAACTCTTGGGGCCTCCCCATCGGCAAGTGGGTCGACCTCGCCGTCACCGACATCGCCCCCGGTGTGAAGGCCCTGACCGGCTCTTTCGTGCCGTCCGACGCGACCGAGACCTCGCGCGCCATCGCCCGGCAGCTCGCCGAGGGCGTCTTGAACGCCTGCAGTGTCGGCTTCATCCCCGGCAAGACGACCGACCGCAGCAAGTACCCCACCGATGACCCCCGGTGGGCAGCCCGCGGCTACGTCTATGAAGCGCCTCGCTTGGTGGAGTGCTCCGTCGTCGGCACCCCGATGCACCCCGACGCCATCGCGCAGCGCAGCAGCGACGACGCCGAGGCCCCCGCCCCGGCCGACGTGTCCGCAGAGGCCCCCGCGCACGTCATCGGGGCAGAGGCCGCCGACCCGCTGGCCTCCGTCGAGCGCGCCCTTGCCGATGCCTTCGCGGGCCTGTTCCCGGTCCGCACCACCTCTCTCTGACTCCCTCCGCGCCGGGCGGCCCTCCCGGTCATCACCCCCATAGGAGGCCACGATGGCCACTCCCGACATCACCGGCGCTGAGCAGCGCATCAACGAGCAGATCGCCAGCATGGCGGCGCAGGTCAAGTCCTGGCGCGAGCGCGGCGAGAAGAGCGAGGCCGAGATCGGCGGCAGCATCAACAAGATGGCCGCTGAGATCACCAAGCTCGACATCGCCGTCAGCGAGATGAAGGCCGCCGCCCTCGCCGCGCCGGTCATCGTCCAGGGCGACGTGCGCCGCCGCTTCGCCGCGGGCGGTGTGGTCCGCGCCTTCGGCATGGTCGACGTGGTCCGCGTCGCCGGCAAGGACGTGAAGGTTGCCCGCGAGGGCTTCTTCACCTGCCCCGAGACGCTGAACGCCGAGCACGCCGTCGCCAAGGCCGCGTACGAGCTCGCCGTCATCCGCGCCGTGCAGGCCGGTCAGGTCCGCTTCACCAGCGACAGCGAGGGCAACACTGTCGTCAGCCGGGCGCACCTGCTCCGCGCGATGGCCGAGACCTCCCCCGACCTCGTGGCCCGGATGAGCTTCGCCGCGCACTCCGCCGGCCTGACCGATACCCCCGAGTTCGTCGTCGAGAAGGTCTTCGGCGTGTCGAGCGGCAACGGCTCCGACTTCATCCCCGCCGAGGTGCTTCTGCCGGACATGACCCGCATCGGCGGCGCGGCCTACACCGCCACGCTGGTGTCGCTGTTCAAGCAGCAGACCATCAACGTGCGCAACCCTTACCTGATGGTCACCACGGCCCTCCCCCGCCCCTACGCCAAGGGTGCCGCGACCGCCGCGGCCGCCTCCGAGTTCATCCTGTCCGGGTCGACCACCGCCAAGCGGCCGCTCGACGTCAAGGGCTTCGCCGTCGGCGTCCGCGTCGACCGCGACTTCGAGGATGACAGCCTCATCAGCAGCATGATCGAGCTCCGCACCGACATGGCGCGCGGCATGGCCTTGGGTGCCGAGGACAGCATCATCAACGGCGACAACGCCGCGACCCATCAGGACACCGCCCTGGCCTCTTGGAACCCCGAGGGCGTGTTCACCAGCGGCGGCAGCGCCGTGGGCGGCAGCCTCGACCACCGCCGGCAGTGGCGCGGCCTGCGCGCGGCGGCCTTCGACATCAGCAACACCATCAACGTCGGCGGCGACCCGACCTTCGCCACGATCCAGACGATGCAGGCGTCCTTCACCGGCGCCCGCGGCATGAACGCGGCCCGGACCGCGATCATCACCGACTTCGCGACCATCGTGGGCAAGCTGTCGACGATCACCGAGGTCAAGACGATCGACGTGTACGGCCCGAGCGCGACCATCATGACCGGCGAGGTCGCCAAGATCGGTGGCAAGCCGATCCTGCGCTCGCCCTTCATGGGCCGCCAGGGCAGCAACGCCGGCAGCTTCACCAGCGCCGGCCTCTACACCACCGGCGGCACCTTCAACAAGGCCGCGATGCTCATGGTCGACCTCGACGCCTGGACCGTGGCGACCCGCAAGGGCATCACCATCGAGGCCGCCAGCGAGATCGGCACTGACACCAGCCTCGTGATCGCCACGCACCGCATGGCCTTCATGACCCCCGACCATGCCGAGTCGGTGTCCTCGTCCTCGACCCGCAACGTCTGCTACGCCTACGGCATCAACGTCTGATCACCCTTCGATCCCCTGTGAGGTGACACTATGTCTGCCCCTCTCTTCCGCCAGATGGACATCCCGCGCGTCGGCACCGCCGCCGCGGGTGCCAACGAGATCGCGCGCTACGGCGTCAACAACCTGCCGTGCAAGCTCGTGGTTGAGTCGATCAAGTTCGTGCCTGACACGGCCGTGACCGCCGACGACGCCAACAACGGCGTGCTCACCATCAAGATTGGCGCGACCACCATCGCCACGCTGACCACGAACGCCGCGCAGGGCAACCTCGTGGCCGGCACGGTCTACACGATCACCCCGAGCGCGTCGGGCGCTGACCTTGAGATCGATGTCGGCGAGTCGTTCAGTGCCACGAAGACCTACGGCGGCACCGGCGCGGTCCTCAGCGGGATCGTGTCCTTCCAGTGCTCCGAGATCCGCAGCTGATGCCCCGCACCCCCGCCGACGCCCCCACGCCGGCGGGGGCCGCCCTGCCGGGCGCTGAGGCCCCTGCCGCCGCCCCCGCGGTCGCAGGTGGCCCGGCGCCCGGCCATCCCCTCCCGCGCGCCTACGCAGCCGCAGGCCGCGCCCCGGCCGGCCCCGCGTACCTCACGCGGCGGCTGGTCACCGCCCCGGGCCCCCAGCGCGCCCCGGGCGACCCCGACGCCCCGGACGGCCCTGCCGAACCGACAGACCCGTATGGGGTGCCCCCGTGCCCGTGATCACCGCCGCCGCCGCGCGCCTGCAGATCCCCGGCCTGACCGGGACTGCGGAAGACACCAAGATCGAGACGCTGATCGACGTCGCCGACGCGATGATCGCCGCGGCGGTCTGCTCTGCGATGCCGGACAACGGCGCGCCGACGCTCGGGTCGACGACCTACACCCTGATCGAGCCCGAAGTGGTCGTCAGCGAAGACGGCTATACGCTGCTGGTGCGTGTTCCCAACATCACCGCCGTCACCTCGCTCCATGTCTCTACCTCGCGGGTCTGGGACGCCTCAACGCTGCGGGACAGCGCCGGCTACACCCTCGACGCCCGCACGTCGATGATCGAGATCGACCCGTCATACCCGCCCCTGCCGCTGACCCGCCGGTCGGTGCGCGCCGTGGTCACCGCTGGGTGGGCAACCCTGCCCGATGACTTG